ACCTGTTTGGGCTTCTAACTGACCTTCTGCAGTATCTAAGTATAATTCGACTAAGTCATCATCGAAGTCTTCGCCTACTTGTAAAATTTTCTTTGCTTCTTCAATTGTATAAATGTGTGACACTATAATTCACTCCTTTTATTTCAAATAAGAGGCACTAATAATAGTACCTCTTAAATTGTTACATATTCTATTTACTATTCGCCTTCGTTTTCAGAAGCTGGCTTAACTGCTCTTAAGAATGCTTTATAAGCAGCCATATTACCACCACCGAAAACCTTACCTCTAATAGCAGTGATGCCTTGGTCGAACTTGAATTCTTTTGATGTTTCAATTACATCTCCACCAAAATCTAATAAATAGTAATTAGCGAAATTACCATAAACTAGGAAAATGTCGCCTGCATCAGCTTCACTATATGGTTTTAAATGTGATGTAAAGATACCTCTATAGCCATCAATTGTAAACGTGTTGCCTGTAATTGTGATATTAAATACTGGTCTTTCATTTACATCTCTAATCTTAGCGAAATCCTTAATAGTTTGCTTATTCATTAAAAGTAATTGTCTACCTTCAATGTCTTCCTCACCACCGAAATCAACTAATAGATTAATTAGGAAATTTTCATCAATTGAATATTCCTTATCTTCATAAGTGTTAGCATTTAATCCTGTTGTAGCAGCTGGAGCAGCGATACCTACAAAGTGATTATCAACGCCATTACCTAAAATAATTTCCTTAGCTAATTTCTTTCTTAATGATAATGCAACATTAGATTCAACGATAGCTGCATAATTTGCGTCTGGTAATAATTCTAATTCTTCAGACTCATATGTAATTGCAGTAATCTTGTTTCTCTTAATTGTAACTTTATCAAAAGCAACACCAACTTCGTGGTAAACACCATCTTTGATTTCACCTGTTGTAGTTGGCTCTAATGTATAGTCACCTTCATCACTTGATACTTGGAATGCTTTTGTATATTCGCTACCATTTGTTAGTGGAATTTTTCTAACTACATCTACTACTGATGTAACTTCATTCCAAGGTAATGCATCAACTGTTGGGTCTAAATGAGACGGAATAAGGATACCATTTTGTGCAGTTCCTTCGACATCAATATCAACATCTCTTAATTGAACTGACTTACCATCTTTAACCTTGTATTTAGCACCTCTTAATGCTCTAGCATTAACTGTCTTTGTCTTAGTTTCAACTACTTTAGCAGGCTCACCCATAGCTTTCATTCTAGCATCTAATGCTTGCTTAGCTCTAATTTCTTTTTCTTGAGCCTCTAACTGGTCTAACTCACCATTAATCTTATCAATTTCTTCAACTGATAATTCATTTGAACGAGCAACAACTTGCTCTCTTAATTCAGCTTTACGCTTTAAAATTTCTTCTAGTGTTTTCATCTTTAATCTTCCTCCTCAATATTATATTCTTTCTTTAACACTATCTAATTTGACTCTTTTTACAAGTTCATCAGCCTTAGATTTTCTCAAGTTCTCCAACTTGGCTTCAGCTTCTGCTTTAGCCTTCTCCAAGGCTTCTGCTTCTTGTTTAGCTTTAATCTCCATCTCAGCTTCCTCGGCACCTCTTAGTGCTGAAATACTTGTTTGTGGGTAAGCAGGACTATCTACCACACTGACATCAAATAATTTATCTATATCTCTTACGACTGTTTTATGTGTTTCCCTATCATAAGAGTAGTCCCTAACTGTAAATGCAAATGACATTTGGTCAACTACTTCAGCTGCCATCATTGCATATACGTCTCGTGAATATTGCATATCTACAAACTCACCTGACACCTTTAAACCATAATCATCTTTAGTTAAAACCAATGAGCCTTCACCTGATTTTTTTCTTGTTCTTGCAAGAACCCAATCCATAGCGTGATTATATCTCATCGGAACATCTTTCATATCAGTATTATCTAATGCTTTTGAATCAATTTCTTCTTTATACTCAACTCCTGTTTCAGGGTCTTTCCATAAAACTGTTTCTTGATTGAATACAATAGCATAACCTTCAAACTTCATTTTATCCGAACCGTCTTCATCTTTAACAGCTCTTAATTGAACATTATTACATATTGAACGATATTTAGTTCCCTTTTTAATTTCTTTAATTTGTGACATTACCTTCTTCTCCTTCCTGTTCGTTATTATTTTCATTATTAGATGTTTCATCAGTTTTTCCAACTTCAGCGAAATTCTTGCTATACATTAAAGTGTCTAATCCTTCAATCATACCAAAGCCGAAACCCTCTCTAACTTCATTTCTACTTACTGCACCAATGTTAGTAAGCAACGTATATGCTGAAACCTTTTCGGATGCAGTCATATGCTCGAAACTACTACATACAAACTTAATAGTATGATTATAACCTAAAATTTCATTCTTAGTTAAAAGCTTAGCCTCAAATTCTTGCTCCATCATTGTAAATAATGGATTCAAACATAACTGGTGGAAAGCTTCTATTTGCTGTGGTGTTGCAATTCCTTGAACTATAGGTTCACTAATTGAATAAAAGTCTCTAATCGTTGACTCAATCTTCTTAATATAGTTTATGTCCATAGGCGATGTCTTATCATTTATAGGTATATAAGAAAATTTTCCATCTAATGTCATATATGCTGAAGACGAGTCTTGTAGCAACTTTCTAAATTCTTCCTGTGCCTCAACTTTGTCTTCGTCATTTAAGATTGTCTCCGTCTTCAAGAAACCTTTAATTGTAGAATTTGCTTGCGTCCATCTAACTAAATTTGACCATAAGTCATCATTTATTGATACAACTTCAACAGTTGGTAGTATGTCGTCACCGAAATATTCGCTATCAATAAAGTCGCCTGTAAAGTGTAATACTTCTTCAATTGGCAATACTCTAATAATGCCATCTTTTAGTGCGAACTTTATATACAAATACTCAGGATGACCTTCAGGACTAATAAGCGAATAGCTACTTGCAAGTATAGGTATTAACTCTATAATCTTGCCTGTCTTTTCATCAGTATGTATCCAAGCAAATGCATTATTGAATAATATCGTCCTACCTACCATTTGCTTTATGAACTTAAAGCTTGTCATAGACTTGTTTGCCTGATGTTGTAGCAACCAACATATATCAGACTTTCTATTATCTACTGTGTTACCATTTGCATCAGTAGAATAATAGCGAATCGGTGTTGATGCTACCAACTCTGCAATCTTATTGACTACTTTTCTAATGCTATGGTTGCTATAAATGTCTACCCTACGACGAGTATCCTTAGACGAATTATCTAATTGAATATACTTCGCATTTGTTTGAGAATTCGTTTTCTGCTTCTTATCTTTCTTCTTTAAGATATTCGAAAAAAGTCCGATAGTATCAACTCCTCTCCAATATTCATTATAATTATATAATAAAACTTTCGCTTTTTAAATAGGAAAATTAAAATTTTTTAATTTTCCTTAAAGATATTTGCTTCATCATAACAAAAAGGCTATCTCTAGCCTCTTTTGCATAATGTTAACGAACTTTCTGCAAGTTCCTATAATCTTTCATATTGTCTAATAATACTACTATGGCATCTAATAATGCTACGGCACCATCTATACGACTTACTGAACGTTTCTTATCCGGGCCTTTATTGCCACCTTCATCTAGCTTTACAACTACATTCGTTAAACACCATCTCAATACTGGATTCATATCATAATTTATCTCGTTCGCTAAAATCTTTGCTTCTAAAAAGTCCATAGCCGGTCCAAACGTTCTTGGGCCTTGAATAACTGTTTGCAGTTTCTTAAAGCCATTCTGCTCCATATCAGTAACCCAATAAGTCGAACTCCATCTATCATAACCTATGATGTATGGCAATATCTTATATTGCTTCATCATATCTACAAACCACGCTGTTATATAACTAAACTTTACCTGATTTCCTGGCGTTAATGTCACCCAACCTTGCTCTACCCACGTATCATAAGGCACTTTATCTAGCTCAATCTTTTGTTGCAGTGCATCTTGAGGCATAAAATACATTTGTCGAACATATATTAACTCCGGATTGTCTTTCTTTATTACTATCAACGTTGCACAAGTCAAGTCTAATGTATGAGACAAGTCGACTCCACCTATTGCATAACAACCTCTAATATCTTCTAATTCGAACTTTTGTTCGTACTTTAAGAATTTCAAATCTAGCCAACCTTGCTGACCTTTTTGTACGATATTGAAATCTTTTGTCAATACTGTTGTTCTTTCAGTAGGCTTACTTCTCATATCGGCAACTGCACCTCTTAGGTATTCATATGACTTTGATACACCTAAGTTCGGGTTCGACTTAACCCACATTGCTTCCTGATAAACTTCACTCTCGTCATCTTGTTCATAAATAAATGCTAAGAATTTTTCTGCTGACAATGATGTATTTATTCCATTCAAAATGTCGGTTGCAAAATAATACTGATTATCAAATAAACCTTCTCTTACAAATCCATTTGTCGTAATTTGAATTAACAATGGCTCTTTTCTTGCTGACATACCTTGCTTAATAACTGAATACAAATCGTCTGCTTTTGCAGCGTGTATCTCGTCATATACGGCTAAAGACGGATTCAATCCATCCTGTGTAGTCGAATCGCCACCAAGTGGACTAAATTCATTATAAAGCCCTAGCTCGTCTTTCGTTTGTAGCGTTGTTCTTGTTCTCTTTACCATCGAACTTAATGTCCTAGACTGATTTACCATATTCTTTGCTTCAGTATACAACAACTTGGCTTGGTCTAATTTGTTTGCCGTACAGAATACCTGAGCACCTGCTTCGCCTGATGCTAAAAATTCATACAATGCTAATGCAGCAATAAATGTCGTTTTACCATTCTTTCTAGCTACCTCAATCAATACTTCCTGATATTTTCTTAAATCAGTTTCCTTGTCTAAGAAGCCATAAATTGCGTGCACTATTGCTTTTTGCCATAACTCTAAAATGACAGGCTTTCCTGCGAAATCACCTTTCGAGTGCTTACAAAATGTCTCTATAAATTCTACTGGTCTATTTGCAGCTACCTCGTTGAAATACCACTTCGAATTCGGGTCTTCTAATATGTCATTCAATAACTTATATTGCTGATGTATCTTTCTAGGTGCTATTATTTCACCACTATTTATTTTATCCCAATACTCTTTAACATAATTCATACTGCATCGCCTTTTCTTACTTCTTTGGTTTATTTAAAAACATCATCATTTCTTTGAATCCATCAGACGAACCTGCTTTCTTGCCTGTTATTGCCATCAAGTTCTTAATTGTCGTTGACTGGTTCTTAATAAGGTCATTATATACTTTCGAAACTGGGTTTTGAATAACCATTTCTTGTTTGCCTTGCTTGAAATCAACACTTACCGGTGCGTTGTCTAAAATTTGTCGGCATTCTCTTAATTTGATTATTTGCCAATAAAGTTCATCTACCAAAGCATTAGCAACTATATTGTCAGTTCCTTCTATACCAAAGCATTCTCTTATTTGCTTCTTTAACTTCTCTCTTTCACAACCTTCTTTTGTTCTAGCCATCTTATATTCCTCCTTTATTGATTTAAAACGACCTAAAATGACGTAAAATCTATTCTCGGTCTAATTTACTCTTAATTACTATTAAATCCTCTTACTTATTCTAAATTATTCTCAATTACTCTCGTTTACCTCTCCTTAATCTTTTACGCAAGTTTTTCAAAGGACCTGTGTTCGATTTAGCGTTG